AATATCGTAACAAAATTTTTGGATAAAAAATCAATTTTAGAGCATTATGATCACAAACCACTTTTTTGAGACCCCCTTTTTCAAAGCAACTTTTTGGTTTTCAAAAATGGACATTTTTAAAAATGTCCAAAATCGAAAAAAAAATTTCAAATTTGGGTGAAAAAGTGTAGAAAGCTAGGAGTTGGACATTTTTTAGGAATTACCATTTCCGCCTCTTTTGTTACTGAAAATCTAGGTAAAAAACTATAAGATTTCACTATTTTGACACCATTATGCTCACAATCGGTTTCTGAGAAGTGTCGCGAATTATGGTGTCAAAATGTTGCAGAGAGTATTGTAATTTGTCACGATACTTGGTCTCAAAAAAATTGAAATATTAAATGATGGTTGAGACGAACCATTAAAATATAAGTAAAATGTCTTCTGAATTAAAGAAAGTTTATACAATTACATTTGGTGATGTGGCTGAAAATCACGCAAAAATGCAGAAAATTGGGACTTTACATGAAAATGGCTATTCTGTTGAAAAGTTAATACAAATTCAACAAAAACTAACAAGTTATGGTTTAATAACAGAATTAGTTGATTTAAATGTTGGATTTGATCAGACATTTTCAGAGGCAAAAGTTTTGGTAATTAGAAAAGGAGCTCAGTTTATTTTAGGTGAAGAAACAACAGATGGATTAATAGCTGAAAATGACGCATTAACAATGGATAAAAAGGCATTAATGAGAGGAAAAGTCGTTAATAAAGTCGCAAGATGGAATCTTTGTTTTGCAGATGAAGATCAAGAGCCAAATTATGAAGACGGTAAAGGTAGGGTAGTCGCTTGGAAACATATTCCAAGAATGTCTAGAATTAGACAGGTAATTTCCGAATGGACGGAAGATATGTTATTGAACGGTGAGGCAAATTATTATTACGATATTTCTCAATGTGGCATTGGATTTCATGGGGATGGTGAACGACGAAAAGTTTTCGCTGTTAGAATGGGGGAAACAATGCCAATTTATTTCAAATGGTATCAAAATTCCGAGCCAGTTGGAGAGGCATTTGAATTAATTTTAAACGACGGAGATATGTATATTATGTCGGAAAAAGCTGTCGGATTTGACTGGTTAAAGAAGAAAATCCCTACTTTAAGACATTCAACAGGATGTTCAAAATTTACAGGGATCAAATTAGGTGCAGAATTAGAGGCAGAACAACAAAAATTAGCTTTAGTGGAGCAGAAAAAACAAGAAAAAGAAGCAGAAAAAAAGGCTTTAGCTGATATTAAAAAATCACTAAGTATTTCCTTGAAAGAAGCAAAAAAGGCTTTAAATGAAGAAAAAAAGAAGCTGAAAAATAATGTTTAAGTAGTTAGTAGTTTAGATATGTAGTATATAAATATAGTAAATATATAATAAATATTTCTTTTTTATTTGTTTTTGCTTTATGTTGCATAAGCCAAACCGCAGTTGCCACCAATAAAGATCACTTGATTGATACGCTCCTCAAACAATGTCATATTAAAGTTATAATCATAAATACGCCAAGTGGGCTTGTTAACACCAATAATATCACCTGTTGTAGGATCACAAATTGTTAAACTTTGTGCTAATGGATCTAGAGGTGGAATAATCGTAGTAAATTCTAACTCAATTTGATTGAAACGACTCATATTAATTGCGCCAGATGGTTGCAAATCAGAATTATTTGAATTTAAAGAAAAATTATAACAATAAAGGCCAGGTGGAGCATTCCCAGTAGTTCTAGTATATTTTTCAATGTAGTTATAAACACCTGCGGGTTGCATGTTCTCGCGATAAGACCCATCTAACAAAATACCCAAAACAACCAAAATATATTTGTCATTTTCAGGTGTATAAGTAGGAGTAATCAATAGACCAGTTAAGTTGCCATTGGGATTTACTCCAGGACCAATATTTACAGGAACTAAATTGCCAGCTGAGTCTGTTCTATAAATTAAATAATCGCCAGTTGATGGAGCTGGTATTACATCTTGTGGCATATAATTGTAAGGCCAATTAGTATAATTAGACCATTCGTTGCGTAAATTAATATCACTGCGTTGGAAATAAAATAACCAATTAGAAACCATTCCAAGTGAATCAAGTTCAACTTTGTTAGGTCCGGTGACATTATAAAATATTTGCTCATGAACTTGTTTAATTAAATATTTTTGTTCTTCTAATGCAAAAACTCGTTCTTCTTCATTAGATAAAAAACAATAAGTGCAATTTAAATGGACGTCAGCATTCCATAATGTTCTTTGATCGGAATAAGAGTTTATACCAATAGTGATATCAGGTGGTGGCTGTAAAAAACGATAAAATTGCATATACCAAGCATTAAAATTAGGAGCTACATATGGAAAATTAAAAACAGAATCAAATACATCACGAATTTGAAATAGTTGATTAATTGGTCTTAATGTAACATTAATATGTAATTCATTGTATTGAAGGGATGTTAGAGGGAATGCCATTTGGGTTTTAAGTCCAAACCAATTATTCAACGGAATATACAAAATGCGGCCTCTAATAGATGGCTCAGGACCAGCCAACGCGGGACTATAATAAGCATTTGGATAAGAGTTAACACGAGAACCGGCATTAGCGGGATCATTAAGTTCAGGAATGTTGCCAATCATTTCATCAAATAATTTTTTCTTATCGGTTGTAAAATCGCGCTGAACAGATGCTAACAAATAGTCACCAGAATATTCTTGAAGTGTGTAATTACCACATGTAATGGTAATTTTAGAAATCATTTTTGCCCCTAAATTTTGTATCCATCTGAATTCATAAGGGACCCAATTTTCACTATTAGTATTTTGAGAAATGGTATCATTATTAGGATCTTGTGGAGGCAAAATAGGGCTCCAAATATTAGGAAGAGCAACAGAAAGATAGCAATCCATTAATAGATCAGCATATCTTGGAATTTTAAATGTATAAGTAGATTCTTCAGAAAGCCGTAATGTTTTAGATCCTTCAAAATCAACTCTGAATTTTTGTAAGCCAAAATTTGTGTATTGTGCAAAGGTGCATTTAAAAAATGTTTTTGAAGGGTTACCATTTAAGATAATATTTTGTTGTCCTTGGGACACTAATTGCATTAAACCACCGGCCATAATTAGTATATATTGTTATTATTTTTTAATTCTTTATTTGAGTATATATTTAAAACAAGTAAAAATGTAAAAATGTAAAAAAAGTAAAAATGTAAAAAGTAAAAAGTAAAAATATTATATTAATATAAATATATGTCTGAAACAGGTGCAACAAAAGCAATAGAAGAAGGATTAAATTCATTAAAAAATATGCAAGAGGCGACAGCATTAAAGGCATTTTCAATTGTAACAATATTTATAATATTAATATCATTAATGGTTTATTTTTATTATTCAGGATCATTATTTTCAGATGGGATGAAAGTAAGAGATTGTAAAACTATGGATAATCTATTTGGAACATTAAATGGAAAAATAAAGTCAATTGATACAAATAATGAGAACTATCAATATTCATTGAGAGATTATTATATTAAATCAGCTTACAATTCTTGTTCAGGAGGTAATTATAAAAATGGATATGTAAATACATGTGTTTTGAAAGATTTAATTAAGCAAGGTGTAAGAGGTTTAGATTTTGAAGTATATTCAATAGATGATCAACCGGTTGTAGCGACATCAACATCAGATAATTATTGTATAAAGGAAACATTTAATTCTGTACCATTTAGTGATGTGCTAAATATAATAAGAGACTATGCGTTTGCAAGTTCAACAGCTCCAAATCCATTTGATCCAATTATTTTACATCTTCGTATAAAGAGTTCAAATCAAAAAATGTATGATAATTTTGCGAAATTATTGGAAAGCCATAATGAGATGTTAATGGGGAAAGAATATAGTTTTGAATATCAAGGTAAGAATTTTGGTTCAGTAGAATTGCCAAAATTGGCAGGAAAGGTGTCAATTGTTGTAGATAGGAGTAATTTATCATTTATGGAGTCAGAAGCATTTTATGAATATGTTAATATGACAAGTAATTCAACATTTATGCGTGCCTTACATTATTATGATATAATAAATGCTCCAGATATGGTGGAATTAATAGAATATAACAAACTGGCAATGACAATAGGAATGCCTGATAAGGGATCAAATCCAGATAATCCAAGTTCAATCACAATGAGAACATATGGTGTCCAATTATTAGCAATGCGATATCAGACAGTAGATACTAATTTGGAAGAGAATGATATGTTTTTTAATGATGAGGGACATGCATTTGTTTTAAAACCGGAGAAATTACGATATATTCCAGTAACTATTCCAGATCCCCCAGCACAAGATCCAAATGTGTCTTTCGCTACGCGCGAAGTGAAGTCGGATTTTTACCAATTTGAGATTTAAATATAAAAATTGTGTAAATATAAATATAATAAATTATCTTTAAGTATAAATAACTTAAATAACTTAAATATATTTTATGCATAAATATAGATTAAAATAATGCTAATAGAAAAGTTAGTAAGCC